CGAGCAACGTGGTACCTGCAGTGGCGCCGTCCACCGACAGTGCCGTCTGCGAGACCCACGAATTTGCCGTGGTCGCCGTACCGAGGGCGGTACCGTTCGTCAGCGGAGAGCCGGCGAGCGTTCCCGTGGTATGACTCGGCAACAGGGTGTTTTCGTAAACGTCGAATCCACCCGTGCGGCCCATCATGCCTTCACGGTACTGTTTCGCGATGTTCTGCGAGGAGTGGAACAGCCCCTTCACGGCATCGTTGAACTCGACGGTCGAATCCGGCGTCAGGAGCGCGGTCCTCTGCGAGGGCGGTGCCAGGTTCTGGGTCAGGTTCTTGCCGTTTTTCTGGAAGTACTTGTACGTCAGCAGGGCGTTCGTGGTTGCATTGGTGTAATTCCACACCCGCTTGTACGCGACGGCAAGGGCATCGCCCTCGATCTTCGCGGCAAGCTGCGCCATGGCCGGGTCGATGATCCTTTTCGAGAAATCGTCGAGGTCCATCGTCAGTTCGACCGAGGTGAACGATACGTCAACGCCGTACTGCGATGAAACAGACAGCGGAGTTGAGCGTTCGATGTGGTCCTGGGCAGACAGCGTCGCACCCGTGCGTACCGTGTATTTCGACGGCATACGGATGTTGAGCGTCTGGCCGATCTTGGCACCCGTCTGCGCGAACCGGTCGTCGTACTGACGGTTCACGTTGCCTACGAAATTCAGCTTTTGGTGCAGAACCCGCAGTGCTTCACGAGTGATCATTGTCGGCGTGAGAATACTATTGGCGATCTATGCAAATACCTCTTGGGTTAGTAATCTCGTGGAGTAACAAAGAGACATTCGACCGGCTACAACCGAAAACTGCCGCGATATCACGCATTAGTGCTCCGCACTTGTGCATATCTCGCATTCGGTCTACATCCGCAGTGCTGTAACGAGACTTCTTTTGTCGGCCTTTTCCGACCATATCGTCGATATTGTCCTGGTGTGAGCCGAGAAATAAATGCCTCGGATTCACGCACAACGGGTTATCGCACTTGTGCAAAACCCACTGATTTCCTGGTATATCACCGATACAAAGTTCGTATGCAACCCTGTGAGCAAGAATCCATTTGAAAGGCTTGGCGCTGCTCCGAATGATTCCATACTTGCCATTCGTCGCTGCATTCCAAAGCCAGCATTCATTATCACCGGCCTTGTCCACCTTTCGCCAGAATCTCTTGCTGAGACTCATTTGTCACTTACCCGCTTTGTTTCGCGACCTGGGCGTTACGGCGCTTCAACCATTCCTTGTCGGACATCTTGTCCGAGGCAGGATCAGCCGGGTTCACCTTGAACCCTGGTTCAACACCTTTCACCTTCTGGCTACCGGGCGCTGGTGCGTCACTGGACTTTTTGCCTGTTGCCTTGACCGACTGGGACAGTTTGTACTCCAGCTGACCAAGTAACCGGCCTTGCATGATCGGGTTTGCCTGGGCGATCTTGTGCCCCTCGTTCGGATTTTTTGCCAGGTAATAGGCTATTTGCGGGCCTATTTCAGACTCGAAAACCACGTCCCGCACCGCATCGGTGAAAAACGAGTTTGCCGGGTTACTGACTACCTGGAAATAGTCCGGCGTGGACTTGGCGAAATCCTGTGCCAGATCAAGGTGATTTCGATAGCGCGTTTCGTGAAGCTGCTTTTCGCGGGCCTCACTGATTTCCTTTGCAGCCTCGATTCGGGCCTCTACCCGTGCCTGGCTGCGCGCCTGTTCGGTGAGATACTGTTGGTACTTGGTCTCATCGTAGTCGAAATCCGCAAACGTCTTGGGGGTGATGTTTTTCCGTAATTCCTCGAGTTCCTTGTTGGCCTCCTCGAGCGCTTTCCTGGCGGCACTTGCCTCCTGACGTTGCTGTTCCAGTTCCCGTTCTGCTTCCCTCCAGTTTGCCGTGACTTTCCCAATTCGCTTTTCGAGCGGGTCGGTTTTTTCCTCGACGTTTTCCTCGTCGGCGGACGGTGACTCCGCTTCACTTTCCTGGTCCTCGCCTTCTACTTGTCCCTCGGCCTCCGCTTCGGGGGTTTCCAGTTCGTTCTCAGGAATCGTGTCTGCACCTACTTCGTCAGCATTCGCTGCCATTACATTACCTCTGCGCCCGTACCAGCCCCGGCGTCGGGTGGAACGATCTCGAGTCGACCATTCCGGCGAACGGCAGAAATTTCACGTTTCGTACCGTCGTCAAATTCAACTTCGGCCACCAGTTTCCCATCTTTCCGGGTCGCGGTTCCGCGCCTTGGTGTCCGATTGGTAGCCATTGTCAACTGTTCTGCCCGGTTGTCAAGATGATCCACTGCCTGATCAACCACTTGCATGAACTGGGCGAGGACGTCATCGATCGCCGCAATACGGTTCCGGGTGTCGTCCTCCTCCATCTGCATCACACCACCGGCCTGTTCTTTCAGGTCCAGCAATGCCCTGCGAGCGTCGGCATCCTTGATCCGCACATCGGCGTCCTTGGTGACCAGTTTCGCCGTTTCCTGCGCGATATGTGCATCGAACTCGGCCCTCGCGGCTTTCAGGATGGCGACCTGTTCGCGCACTTCGGACTTGGCCTTGTCTGCCTCGGCCTTGTCGGTCTGCGCCTCCTGCGCCATCTGCTGCACTTCCGCGGCCTGCTGCTGGACCTGCTGCATGGCCTGGTCGGCCTGCTGCATGGCCTGCATGACTTCCGGTGGCAGATCCTTGCCCTCGTTAAGCGTCTGCTGGATCTGTGGCGGCAACATGGCCTTGAGCCGGTCCCCGATTTCCTCGGAATAGGGCAGGTCCATGGACTTCATGATCAGGTCGCCGGCCACTGCCATGATCTCTGGGTTACGATTGGCGAGCTCTGAATACAGTTCCGCCGCCTCCTGGCGCTGCGTGGCGAAATTCGGCCCTATAGTCACCGTGACGTCATACTTTCCGGTGGCAAGGTCATTCACCCGGATTTCCTGCCCGGTAGCGGGATCGAATACCACCTGATTCACCTTGCGATAATCCTCGGCACCGTCATTGCCCAGCACACGCAATTCCCGCTGGGTGTCGTATATCTCCGGAATCAGGTCGATCAGCAGTTCATCGGTGTACTGTACTGCTTTCGCCATGTTGTCTCGGTAGTTGAACGTCGCTATTTCGCCCTGCTGCTGACGGGCATAGATAGCCCGGCCTGAGGTCTCGTTCGACTGGGAACCGAGAGAGGGGTCGAAAATACCGGTGACCGCCTTGATGTCCTCGGAGGCGAGTTGCAGTTCCTGCACCAGTCCAGTGGGTATCTGCGGCCCCGGCATCCACTGCGGAGGACCACTGGCCTTGGGGTCGGCATTGTAGGGCATCCAGGGGAAATTCTTTTTGTGCGCCTCGGCCCAGACATCCTCGAGCCCTTTTGCCTGCTCGACCGTCGCCCACCATTTGCCTTTCGGTGCCTGTGCCACGGTCTCTGTTACCGCGGTACGAGCGACGTTGTAAGACTGCTGTGCGTCCCTGGCGAATCTCACCAGCCCGAACCACATCCGCTTGCCGTCGATCACGATGTACTCGCCGTACACCATCACGAACGGGAACTTCCGTCCCGCCCATTCCATGGGTTCGGTCAGCAACCGCTCACCAGACGCCAGGACCCGGCATATCTTGCTGGTCTCGACCATGCGCCGGCGCTTGATCATCTCATCGCCACCCGCGGCAAGGATGGCCTGTGCCTCATCGGTCTCGGAGTCGACGACCTTGCCGTCCTGCATCAGCCACAGTTCCTTGCTGTGCGGTTTCTTGTACCAGTATTCGGCTATCCGGACAGTGTCATCGTCCTCCCAGTCCTCCTGGTCATCGAACTCGGATACGTCGAAATCGGACTTGTCAGCGCCCGGGAACCGTTTCTCGTACTCCCGGTGCGTGATCCGCTCCGTCAGTATCCAGTCGTCGGCGTCCCGCTTCATGAAGTCCTTGGCCGATGGGTCTGCGTATAGACAGAACGGGTTCTCAATACCCCGAATCCAGATATCCTGGTTGAATGCGTCGTCGTCGGAGTATTCGGTATCGATTCGCCAGCAGGCCATGCCGCCACCGACCTGGTATTCGGCGGCATAGTCGGTGATGGTCTCGAACTCGGAACGGTTGTGGATATTGCGAATCAGGCCCTCATAGAGCTCTGCCGTGTCCTTGTCACCGCCCTCGACAGCCCGGACCTTCGATGATGGGCGATTGGCGCGCATATCGTTGATGATGCGCTTGCAGGTCACTCGCAGCTTGTTGTACTGGTAGCAGGGACGATCGCCCCTGGCCTGCTTCATATTGGCGTCCCACTGGGCGCCGGGTTCGTTTATGAATTTGAGATCGTCCATGGCCGCAGCACGGTTTTCGTGGTCTGCGTCGACCATGGCTTTGTACCTGCCACGGATTTTCTCGAGGAGATCGGTGTTCTCCTTTTTCTGCATGTTGGGCAGTTTGCCTGGTTTGTCAGGCTTTTCGTCGTAGTCAGCCATATATGCCACGCTGCAGCCGCTGGTTGCAGGAATCAGCGATCATACGGAATTTGATAAGGTCCTGTTTCTTACCCATGCGTTTGACCACATCCCGGGCAATCTGCGCTTTCGATCGTGGGCCGTATATGCCAGCCTGCAACTGCCGTTCGAGGTTTTCCAGTAACGTTCTGATCATCCCGCATACACTCCCTGGAAGCCGCGGTACAGGTCTTTCGGCGGCTTGGTCTCTGCGTTCGTCATTTCCTCGGCCACGACCGCAATATAACACCAGGTTTCACCACCATGCGAAAACTCGTCTTTCATGGGCGCCCCCGGATGTCCTGTCGTTTCAGGTACCTGCCGCCTGAATCGCTGTAGGCATTGTAACAGCCTGTTACCGCCACGCACATACTGCGCATCGGTGTGTTCCGAGGTCTTGTCGCTGTTGTCCAGGTACGCCGTATCGAACATACCCCGGCCCCGCTCGATGTAGTTCTCAACACCGATCTGGTCGATATCGGCTACATCCCATCCCAGTTCCCGCATGATGTCCTTGTGACTCTTGCCGGTCTTGGGATCGCGGTGACTGGCATCATGAGGCATGAACATCTTGCCCCAGCGCACATGCTTATGATCCTTGCGAACAATCGACGACATCACGGAATACTTGGTGTTGTAGAACTCGTAGTAATCGAATACCTGCATGGTCGACCCGAATCGCTGGCACAGCGCCATCGTGGTCACGCCATAGCCCAGGTCCATCACGATATGCACCAGGCCAGAGGAGTCATAGTCCATGATTCGGTACCGACCCTCGCCGCGGAACTTGCTTACCTCATTGGCGAATATCGCCCCCAGGACAGCGGGTAGCGTCTTACCCTCCCAGATCCAGTTGTAAATGTGCTTATCCGGGGTCTTGTCATTGTTGTACGAGCGCTGCCGTTCCCGCTCGAGGACCTTCGGAAACCAGCGATTGTCGCTGTAGTTCATTTCCACGACACACACATCGTCGTCCCCGGACATAGCGATTTCCGCATTGACCGGGTCGTCATCGAGCTCCGGGTTGTACGTGTATATCAGGACCGAGTTCTCGGCACGGATCGTCGGGGTCAGCACCTGGAGGGATTTCTTGCTGCTTACGTGCGCCCCCTCGAGCCAGCATATCTGGATGTTCTCGGTCGATTTTATCTTGGCAATGTGCTGGGACCGCAGGCCGGCGAACAATATCTGTTTTCCGTTCAATCCCTCGATACTAGTCTTTTACGGGTCGTCGAACCAGTCGAACCCCATTTCCTTGATGACGTCCAGCAACAGGGTATACACCGGCTCCTAGATCGATTTCTGGATCTCGCGAGTACACAGCATACGCACCGACATCGACACACCGATATCAATGATCAGCCGGGCGACGGAATGTGAC